AAAGAATTACGTTAGCTCAAACTCAGTTACAAATGGCACAAGCCGCACCTGAATTACACGACTTACGTGAGTCGTATAAGAAAATGTATATCGCACTAAATATAAAAGATATTGATGCACTACTTCCACCTGAACAAGAAGTACCTGCACGTGATCCTATTAGTGAACAACAAGCAGTTTTAACAGGAACACCAATTAGAGCTTACGAGTTTCAAAACCACGAAGCTTATATAGCAGCACATAGTGCATTTATGCAAAACCCTATGGTGCAACAAAACCAAGTAGCTTTACAAGCGATTGGTGCAAATATACAAGAACATCAAGCGATGTTGTATAAACTACAAATAGAACAAGCGATGGGTCAACAGTTACCAGAAGTACAAGCAGGACAAATGCCGCCTGAAATGATGAATGAGATTGCATTAATGGCACAAGAGGCAACACAACAAGTTACAGGTCAAGCACAAGCGATGGCAGCAGCAATGCAAACACCAGATCCACAAAGACAAATGTTTGAACAACAATTACAACTTGAAAGAGAACAGTTGATGCAAAAAGAAGGCGACGATCAAAGAGATGCACAACTAGCCGCAATGAAAGCTGAATTAGACGCACAAATTAAACGTGAGAAAATTGAAGCTGATTTACGTGTACAAGATACTAAAGCTGCTATAGAATTGCAGGAATTAGAACAAAAAGCTAAAGTCGATGCAGAAAAGAACTACACCGAATTAGTTAAAACAGTTCGAGAAACTCGAAAACAAAACGGAGATAAATAATGCGTAATTATTATGATAACGATAAATATCCTTCCCCGTCTCCTAAGAAAACAAAGGCGTCCCCTAGTTTTCCTAGCGTGGAAGATACAACAAAAACACAATCTGTTGAAGCAGGATATTGCTTAGATGAGCCAGAAGAGGCAAAAGTCAAAGCTGCTTATGGACAGACAAAAGGACTTCTTTGGTATCGTTCAGTTAAGTAATTAATGGACTTTTTCAAAGCAACGGAGCATTTGCTTCGTAAATATCGTGAGAGAAAAGAAGCTCTCATGCAAACGTTGGCTTCTGGAAGTATTGAAGATTTTGAGCAATACCAAAGGATAGTCGGTGAAATAGCAGGCTTGAGTTTCGCTGAACAGGAAATTCAAACCTTACATTCTAATATGGAGGATGCATAATGACTGATGTCAAAACTGTTCCAAATAGGGTTGATAATTTTGGTAGTAATGGTACTTCTGCTCCAGTAGCAGACGAACCAGTAATTACTCCTGAAAATTTAGACTCTCATGCAAGTTCGTTACCACGTCCAACGGGGTATCGAATTTTAATATTACCTTTCACCCAGTCTTCAGTGACAAAAGGTGGAATTCATTTAGCTAAAACAACTGTTGATAAGGAAAGGTTAGCAACTGTTGTTGGTTATGTAGTAGCTACAGGACCAGACGCTTATAGTGACCCACATAAGTTTCCTGAAGGAGCTTGGTGTAAGAAAGGTGATTGGGTTATTTTCGGTAGATATGCTGGAGCTCGTTTTCAGATAGAAGGTGGCGATATGCGTCTTCTTAATGACGATGAGATTTTAGCTTGTATTGATGACCCAGAAGCAATTTTATCATAACAAACTTGAGGAGGACTCATGCCAGAACCAGAAAAAATAGAATTAGAACTACCCGAAGGGGAAGTTGATATACGGGAAGCCGATGTAGACGATTCGATTAAAGATGAAGTAGTCGAAGAAGCTCCTGTAGAAGAAGTAAAAGATGAATTAGATACTATTTCTGATTCAGTTCAAAAGCGTATCGATAAGTTAACTTATAAGATGCGAGAAGCAGAAAGACAGCGAGATGAAGCTGTAAATTATGCTCAAAGCGTTAATCAAACAGCGTCTAGTTTAAAAGAAAAGTTAAAGAATTCCGATACTTCCCTTTTCAAAGAGTACGATAACAGGGTACAATCTGAAATTGATGGAGCAAAGAGACTTTTAAAAGATGCACAAGAAGCAGGGGATAGTGAAGCAGTGGTTGAAGCAACTACGGTTCTTTCTCGTGCTACCGCTGAAGCAGAAAACCTTAGAAGGTTACAAGCTCAACAACAAGTTAGGGAAAAGGCAAAACCAGAAGAAGTTCCCGTTGAGCCTTATCAACCTTCTTTACAGCCAGAACAAGCTGCAGGACCAGATCCTAAAGCTGAAGCATGGGCTGAAAAGAATGAATGGTTTGGAGATGACCAAGCAATGACGTTTGCAGCATTTGGAATACATAAAGAATTGGTAGAAGAAGGGGTTGACCCAACTTCTGATTCTTACTATTCTGAAGTTGATAAACGTATGGCTGAAAATTTTCCACATAAGTTTTCTAACGAGCAATCTGCCCCCGTGCAACAGGTTGCTGCTTCTAGCCGAGGGGCTAGTGGTAAAAAATCATCACGCAAAATTAAGTTGACACCTAGTCAAGTAGCAATAGCTAAAAGATTAAGTGTTCCGCTAGAAGAATATGCGAAGCATATTGAAGGAGTATAAAATGACAGAAGAAAATAAAACAACAGAAGTCACCACAGATCGAAACTCACGATCTGCCGAGACACGAGCCTCTCAAACTCGCAGAACCCCTTGGGCACCCCCGTCTATGTTAGACGCACCCGACGCTCCTCCTGGATATCAATTTAGGTGGATTCGTGAAGCTACTAGAGGAATCGACGATAAGTCTAATATGTCTAAACGTATTAGAGAAGGATATGAACCTGTGAGAGCAGAAGATTATCCTGATTTCGAAGCCCCAACTATTGATAGTGGTAGCAATAAAGGAGTTATTGGTGTTGGAGGATTAATTCTCGCTAAAGTTCCAGTTGAAACTGCAGCAGAGCGAAATGCTTATTTTAAAGATCAAGCAGACTCAGCTATGCAAGGTGTTGATCAGAACTATATGCGAGAAAGCGACGCTAGAATGCCTATTAAAGATGGAGACATCCAAAGGACTTCTAAAGTTGCCTTCGGTAGCAAACCTGCCGATGCAAAGTAATTAATAATAACAATGTATATAGACAAAGGAGAAAACAATGGCTAATACAGATAAACCAGATGGTTTTACCCCTGCGTATCATATGTATGGTGGTGTTATTCGTCCTGCAAAAATGAGAATCGCTAGTGGCTACGGAACTGCTATTTATAGTGGTGATGTCGTTACTCTTTCAAGCGGTTACGTTAATCAAGCAGGTGCGACTAGCACTCCTATAGGTGTGTTTTACGGGGTATACTATACCGCATCTGACGGAACTCCAACTTTTTCTAAAGTTTGGACTGCGTCAACTGCGACACAAGGGAGTGCCGATGCAGAAGCTCTCGTTTATAACGATCCTGGGATCGTTTACGAAGCTCAATTTACAGCTGGAACACCAGCAGTAAGTTTTATCGGTTCTAAATATACTCTTTCTACGACTGCAGGTAGTTCTACTACTGGTAGGTCAAAGGAAGGGGCAACTGCAACAACATCAAGTGGTGTGGCGTTATGTGTAGGATTCGCTTCGCAACCAAGCAACTCAATAGGGGCTTATGCGAGAGGATTGTTCACGTTCCCAACTAACACCTTTGCTGTCTAACCAAGGAGATAAATAATGGCGATTAACAGAGCACAACTAGTCAAAGAACTAGTTCCTGGACTCCATGCTCTCTTTGGATTAGAGTATGAAAGGTATAATAACGAACACGAAGACATCTTCGATACTGAGAACTCCGAAAGGGCTTTTGAGGAAGAAGTGATGTTAAGTGGATTTGGTGAAGCACCGACTAAAGGAGAAGGAGCCGCAGTCATTTATGACACAGCTCAAGAATCCTGGACTTCGCGTTTCACACATGAAACAATCGCACTAGCGTTTGCGTTAACAGAAGAAGCAATCGAAGATAACCTCTACGACACACTTTCTTCACGTTACACAAGAGCACTAGCACGTTCGATGCAACAAACTAAGCAAGTTAAAGCAGCTAATGTTTTAAACAATGCTTTTAGTTCATCTTACGTTGGCGGTGATGGAAAAGAGCTTTGTGCTACAGACCATCCAACTGTTGCGAATGTTGACTTGAAAAATGAGCTATCTACAGCTGCTGACCTTAATGAAACTTCACTTGAACAAGCGTTGATTGACATCGCTGACTTCAAAGATGAAAGAAATCTTAAAGTTAATGCACAAGCAAGGAAATTAATTATTCCACCTGCTTTGCAGTTTGTAGCCGATAGACTCATGGAAACTCCAGGAAGAGTTGGTACTTCAGATAATGATATTAATGCAATTAAGAATATGGGAATGATCTCAGAAGGCTATGTTGTAAATCACTATCTAACAGATACTGACGCTTTCTTCATCAAAACTGATGTTCCTAACGGACTTAAACATTTCGTTAGAACACCTGTATCTACTAGTATGGAAGGAGACTTCGAAACTGGTAATGTAAGATACAAGGCTAGAGAACGTTATAGCTTTGGTTGGAGTGACTGGAGAGGTATTTTTGGCTCACCAGGAGCTTAATTCATTAACTTGAATAAATTAAAGGGGAGCTTCGGTTCCCCTTTTCTTTTTATAATGGATGATATACAATCAAGGAACTAGGAATTCATTAACTTGTTTTATCAACTGACCTAGCAGACAAGCCGAGATGATAAAACTTATTTCCGTAGGAGGAAATTATGGCAAACTCAACTTTTAATGGACCAGTTAGGTCCGAAAATGGTTTTAAAACCATTGATATAACTGCAGCAACAGGGGCGGTCACTGACGGTCTAGTAATCAATGCAGATGGTAATATTTTTACTGATGATGGTGGACATATTCAATATGTTGCAGCAACAGGGTATGGACCTGCTGACTTAATTATTGGTAAAGGCGGAAGCCAGTATGGAACTGTTGATCCTTTTAGCGAAAGCTCAACACAATTATTTCCATTAGGTTCAACACTTATTTATGGTAATAATGTTTATCGTTATGTTGAAATAGGTGGAACTGCAGTAACAGCAGGTAAGTTATTACAACATAAAGCTATTGTTTCTGATCATGCTAATATGACAGCAACAGCCGCAGTAGACGCAGGTGAAACAGCTATTTCTGTTGAAACAGGTGGTACTGACTTAACACTTAATCAATATGCAGGTGGTTATCTTTGGGTAAATGATGTAAATGGTGAAGGGCAATGTCTTAGAGTTAAATCTAATCCTGCTCATGATCATTCAGCTGATCCTTCAGTTGTTATTACTTGTTATGACGATTTAAAGACTGCTTTAACAACTAGTTCACAGCTATCTTTAATAGAGAATCCAAACACTAACCTAATTGTTGCACCAGCAACAGAAACAGGTGCATTGATGGGTGCTACAGTTATCGATATGACAGCAGACTATTATGGTTGGGCTGTAATTAAAGGACCAGCAGCATTATTAACTGTGGGAACTTTAGTTGTAGGTAATGCAGCAGTTCGTTCAGGTGGTACAGCAGGTGGTGTAGCTCCAGCAACAGACAATGTGTTACAAGAAGTTGGTGAAGTAATGGCAGTATCAGCTAGCACTGAGTATTCATTAATTAATATGAACTTAGGTTAATCACGGAGTAAATTATGGCAGATGCAGTAACCTCAACAACCATTGCAGATGATGATAGAAAGGCTGTTATACAGCTCACTAACACATCGGATGGTACAGGTGAATCAGCTGTCACCAAGGTTGACGTAAGTGGCTTAGCAGTAAGAAGCACGGATGGTGCTACTTGTACAGGTTGTAAACTAGCTAAGATTACTTACGTTACCTTTGGTATGAGTGTGAAGCTTCTTTGGGACGCTACCACAGATACCATATGTCTTGACCTACATTCAGATGATACTAAACAACTCGATTTTACTGAGTTTGGTGGTATACAAAACACATCTGGATCAGGGAAGACTGGTGATATACAACTGACAACAACAGGTCACGCAAGTGGCGATTCTTATGTAATGGTCTTGACTGTTGTAAAAGAATATTAATATTCATGGCAACCTCAGGGACTAAAACATTTGCTTTAGATATAGCAGATACTATAGAAGAAGCCTTCGAATTGGCTGGTCTCGAACAGCGTACAGGGTACGATGCAAAAACTGCACGACGTTCCTTGAACATAATGTTCGCAGACTGGTCTAATCGTGGCGTGAACTTGTGGACAGTAGAGCAAGTTTCATTGGATATGGTGTCTGGTACTTCAAGCTACAATCTAAATTCTTACGATTTAGATATACTTTCAGCTGTGGTAAGAACTGTGAGTGGCAGTACAACAACCGATACAGAATTAACAAGACTTGGAAGATCCGAATATCTCAGTATTCCAAATAAAGCAAGTTCAGGAAGACCCACTCAGTTTTTTCTTGACCGACAAACGACTCCTGTCTTAAAAGTGTGGCCAACACCAGACGACTCAACTGATAAAATTATATCTTATCGAATACAAAGGATAGATGATGTTAGTACGTCAGCAGAAGACCCAGAAGTTCCGTCAAGGTTTATACCTTGCATGGTAAGTGGCTTAGCTTACAATATTGCATTAAAGAAAAATCCAGAAAAAGCTCCTTTGTTAAAACAAGTTTATGAAGAACAATTTCAATTAGCAGCAGATGAGGATAGAAACAGAGCTTCTTTAAATCTAGTGCCTGCTAGGAGTTATTATTAATGGCATATGCTTTAGGCACATACGCCAGAGCTATCTGTGATAGGTGTGGTTTCGACTACCCTTATCTAGAACTTAAAAAAGAGTGGAACGGTCTAAAGACTTGTTCTGAATGTTGGGAACCAAAACACCCACAACTACAACCCTCCCACCATAAAGCAGATCCTGAAGCACTTTTTGAACCTAGACCTTCAGTCACTGCTCCCACAACAGGATACGGCATAGTTAAAGTTTTTAATCCTGTTAATAGTGATGGAGTAAGTTCTCCTATCATGTGGGCAGAAAATAGTGATACAATAGGTTCGAGTTTCTATATGAAAGAAGTAACAGGCGAATTAGGAAGTGTAACAATAACAGCTATAGTATCATGAGTTGGACATATTCAAATTTAAAAACAGCAATACAAGATTATCTTGAAAGCACAGAGTCTTCTTTTGTGACTCATTTACCAGATTTTATAAAAACAACAGAAGAACGCATTCTTAAAAATACTCAATTAGATGTTTTTAAAAAGAACGTAACAGGTACAGCTACAACTAATTCTCCATACTTAGCCTCACCATCAGATTTTTTATCTCCATTTAGTCTAGCTGTTATAGATAGTAGCAGCAATTATAATTACTTATTACTGAAACAAGTTTCTTTCATACGGGATTTTACTCCCAATGCATCCACTACTGGAACTCCAAAATATTACGCTGAATTTAACGATACCACGTTTATTCTCGCACCGACCCCAGCTTCAGGTCTTACATTTGAGCTGCATTATTTTTATAAACCATCTTCTTTGACTTCAGCAGGAGACAGTGGCACCACATGGTTGTCAGAAAACGCTCCTAATGCTATGCTCTACGGTTCTTTAGTAGAAGCATGTACATATTTAAAAAATTACGAAGTTATCCCATCTTATGAACAAAAGTTTCAAGAGGCTTTACTAGGACTTAAAAATCTTGGTGAAGGTAAATCAACTAGAGACCAATACAGGTACGATGAAATAAGGAGAGAACCACAAGCATGAAAATACCAGAACTCAAGGGCAAGCATGTTGCAATAGTAGCTATGGGCGAAAGCCAATTAGATTTCCATTTATCTCGTGTTCACAGTAATGAATATGATGAAGTATGGGGAATAAATTGTATGGGCGAAATCACTAAATGCGACAGAGTATTTATGTTAGATCCAGTCAGCCGTTTCTTAGATACAGATGATGCAGGTAGTCAAACAGAAATAATGAAAACGATGTTCAAAAATTATAAAGGACCAATATACACTTGTGAACTCGATGAAAGAGTACCAAACGCAGAACTATTTCCTCTAGAAGAAGTGGTTAGATACGCAGATTGTGCTTATTTGAATAATACTGTTCCTTTTGCTTTTGCTTACGCTTTGTATCAAGAAGTTGGGAATATAAGTATTTACGGAATAGATTTTAGTTATAGAGGTAATTTGCATTTTGCGGAAGCAGGAAAAGCATGTTGCGAATTTTGGTTAGCTAAGTGTATTGAACGAGGCATGACAGTTGGTGTTGGACCACGATCTGGTCTACTAGACACTAATGTTCCTATAACAGAAAAATTATACGGTTACCACAGATTAGATGACCCAATAGTTATGGCTTTAGAGAACAGTGAATATAAACAAATAACTTTAAGTGAATATGATAAAAAACTTCAAGAAATCAATTTAAAAAAACTCACTGAAGGGGGCGTTGGAGTTCCAACAGTTCTTACAGCACCAGAAGCAAAAAGGTATTGATATGTTGAGTGTGAATGGTAGTGGTGGGTTAGGTGACATTACAGTAGAGACTGAAACTAATAAAGGACATTCTCCAGAATGGTGGGCACAACGTTGTACAGAAAGAATCTGCGGTATAAGTGAAAAAGCAGAGGGACATATTCGTCAACAAGCAGAAGCATATAGACTAGCTATTTACAACACAATACTTTATCATATAAAATGTGCAATGAACAGTGAGCGATGTACAATGGCTAACCTATTACGCACACAAGGTCATGACGACTTAGCAAAAATTTTAAAGGAACTTTAATATGGCAATTACATCAACATTAACAACAAGTTTTAAAAAAGAACTGTTAGAAGCTGTTCATAATTTTAAAAATTCTGGTGGGGACACTTTTAAGTTGGCACTATACACTAGTTCTGCTACAATGGGAGCTGCGACAACTGCTTATGCAACTACTAATCAGGTAAGTGGAACCAACTATACTGCAGGCGGAGGAACGTTGACAAGAGTAGACCCAACTACAGGTGGAACCACAGGATTCACTGATTTTGCAGATTTAACATTTGGAACTGCTACTGTAACAGCAAGAGGGTGCTTAATCTATAATAGTACTGACTCTAATAAATCTGTAGCGACGATCGACTTTGGTGGGGATAAAACTTCCACAGCAGGCGATTTTACTATTGTATTTCCAGCAGCAGCAGCATCCACAGCGATTATAAGAATCGCCTAGCCTTAAATGGCTAATCTAACTGGTTGGGGTCGAGGCACGTGGGGTCAACTCACGTGGGGCGAGCCTATACCACTCACACTCACAGCACCAAGTGCTGGAACTTCAGCATTAGGTACAATTGCGGTTGATGCAGAAGCAAATGTAACAGTTTCAACTTTAGTAGGAACTTCAGCTTTAGGTTCTATTTCACTTGTTACTAATAACAATCTTAGTGTTAGTGGATTATCTGCAACAGCAGGTGCTCCCACTGCTGGAGTTAACGCTCAAGCTATAGCTGTGTTACCAACCTTAGTTGGTAGTGTTGGTTCTGTATCAGTGAATGTAGATGGCGAGGCTAATGTAACGCCTACAGGACAAGCTGGTACATCTGCACTCGGAACTGCTACAACTATATCCAATAACAATTTATCAGTCAGTTTAGACCAAGCAGTAGCTTATATTGGAAATCCAGTTATAATTGCTAAAGCGACCGCAACTATTACAGGTTTATTAGCAACAACTAATACACCGTTTGTTAATGTTTGGGGCTTAGTCGATGATAGTCAAACCCCGAGTTGGACTGGTGTGAGCGATAGTCAAACCCCGAATTGGGAGGAAGTGGCTTAAAAACAAGAGGTAAGAAATGTCAAGTACATATGTAAATAATTTAAGACTTAATGAAATGGGTACTGGTGATGCTAGTGGTACATGGGGTACAACTACAAACACCAACTTAGAATTAATTGGAGAGGCTCTAGGTTATGGCACAGAAGCTATAACAACTAACGCTGATACTCATGCTACTACTGTAGCAGATGGAAGTTCTGATGCAGGTCGTGCGATGTATTTAAAATATACAGGCACATTAGATTCAGCTTGTACTATAACTATTGGTCCAAATACCATGAAGCGAGTTCAAATTATTGAAAATGCTACAAGTGG